AAAAAGGGAATGGTTCTCGCCAAGGAAGGCGAGAAGATAAAACTAATCCATTACGGTGACTCTTCAATGGGTCATAATTATTCTGCTGCTGCTCGTAAAAGTTTTAAAGCTCGTCACGCTAAAAATATAAAAAAGGGAAAGATGAGTGCAGCTTTCTGGGCAAATAAAGAACTTTGGGGAGGACCGGGTAAGTCCAAGAAATCCCCTCCTAAGTCCCAGAAACACGTTAAGGGTTTGAAGAGAAAATGAGTATTAATCTTTCCACCATTGTAACAAGCTGTGCTTTAGGAGTTGCTGCGTGGGGCGTTTTGCTTCTGGTTGATTTAGATAAAAAGATTGCTGTTTTTGATGTAACTTTAAAAGAGACAAGATCAAAAGTAGATGAAAATCACAACCTTATAAAATTAGTATTTGAAGAAGTAACTAAAAAAACTTTGGCTCGTAATGAAAATTAACCAGCAAAATAAAAAACGCAAGATGCAGGGTGGTGGCGTTGCCGAGGATGTTGGTGAGACTTTATCAGGTATATCAACCCTTTTAAGTTTTTTCCCTAAGTATCAGGATACAAAAAGAAAGACAAATAAGTACGGAGCAGATCTTCAGCCTGAAATTGCAAAACAAAGAGGGCCGAATAAAGGTTACTTTGAGTAATGCCCTTAACAGCTAAAGGAAAAGAAACATTAAAAGATTTTCGCAAAAGATATGGTAGCAAAAAAGGTGAAGCTGTATTCTATGCGACAATTAACAAAGGTAAGTTAAAAGGAATGGAAGCTAAAAGACCTCGTAAGAAAACGGTAAGAAAGAAAAAATAATGACAACGAGTGGAACTGCTACTTTTAATTTAGACATCAACGAACTCTGCGAAGAGGCGTATGAACGTGCTGGATTAGAAATGCGTAGTGGTTATGATTTAGCTACAGCTAGACGCAGCATTAACCTCATGGGTTTAGAATGGGCCAATAGAGGTCTTAACTTGTGGTTGGTAGAAGAAGGCAGTGTAACACTGGCAACTGGCACAGCTACTTATACATTACCTGCTGACACTATTGATTTGTTAGAACACGTTCTAAGAACTAATAGTGGAAGCAGCAATCAAACTGACACGGCATTAATCAGGATGTCTGTCAGTACGTTCTCGCAAATAACAAATAAAAGAACCAGCGGAAAGCCCACGCAGATCTATATTGATAGACAGCGAGATGCTCCAACAATCACACTGTGGCCTATTCCTAGCTCTACGCATAATGGAGACTTTGTAAGATATTTTAGATTAAGGCGTATACAAGATACAGGAAGTAAAGGTTCTAATACCACAGATATTCCTGCAAGATTTTTACCATGCATGGTCGCTGGTCTGGCATATTATATTGCTATGAAAAGACCTGAAGCAGCATCAAGAGTTCCAACTCTAAAAGCTATATATGAAGAACAATTTGATTTAGCGGCAGAGGAAGATCGAGAGAAAGCCACTTTAACATTCACACCTTTATCGGATTATTATTCGCTATGAGCAATCCATACGCCAGAGGTAAATATGCTTACGGTTATTGTGACCGCACAGGTTTTAGATATCCTCTGAAAGATCTAGTTTTTGAAATACAAAATGGTGTTCGCACTGGTTTGCGTGTGGGCAGAGATGTAGTTGATCCTGATCAACCTCAAAACTTTCTAGGTAGAATTAGAATATTTGATCCTCAATCTTTGCGTGATCCTCGTCCTGATAGATCACTACAAGAAAGCAGAGGATTTTTTAACTGGCCTACTGTTGGTGATGGTGGTGATCCTCCAGATGGAACAGGTTCAATGAAGCTGACAGTTTCATTGGGAAGTGTAACGGTAACCACTAGTTAATAGGAGAAATTTATGCCGGGAATGAAGAGAAGAAACATGGGTATGGGCTATAAGCATGGCGGTAGTCTTGACATGAAAAAAATGAAAATGGCTGGTGGTGGCATGGCTGAAGACATGAAGCCAGTTAAAAAATTTATGGGTGGTAAATTTTTGGAAACCTTTAGTCTTCCTATTATGGCAGCTAGGTATCTCAAAAGAAAAGGGCGTGATGAGGCTGTTACGCCAAGCGTTACTGATGAAACTAATAAGGATAATGTCTGATGAAAATGAAAGATCAAATGAAAAAGATGTCCATGCGAATGGGTGGTATGGCTGAAGATATGCAAGCTGCTGGTTTCAAAATGATGAAAGATGGCGGTATGCCCATGAACCCAGAAACAGGTAAGCCTATCTTTGTCGGAGACGGCAAGGGTAAAATGGGTCATGGTGGTATGAGCTATGGCAAAAAAGAAAAAATGGGCCACGGCGGTATGAGCTATGGCAAGAAAAAGAAAATGGGTCATGGTGGCATGGGTATGTCAATGAATAGCTCTGACAATGAACGTGCTATGAGACTTGTTCGTGAACAGGACATGAAAATGCAGGATATGCAACGTCCAGATAAAATGATGATGTCTGCTATGTCAGGACGTGACAGGAAGATGATGCATGGTGGCGCAGCAGGAGCGTTAAGGAAAAAGAAACCAGCATCTCAAACAATGGCAAGAGGTAGTGGAGCAGCACGTCCTCAAATGTTTCGTAAGAATGGCTGATGGCTTGGACTTTTACCACTCTTAAACAAGCGATACAGGATTATACAGATAATTCTGAAACGACTTTTGTTAATAATCTGGATGAAATAATTCGGATTACTGAGAATAGAATATTTTATAATGTTCAGATTCCTGTATTCCGTAAGAATGTCACAGGTACGTTAACAGCGTCTAATCAATATTTGCAGCAACCAACAGACTTCTTAGCAAGTCTTAGTCTTGCTGTGACGAGTGGTAATGACAGATTCTATCTACTTCCAAAAGATGTCAATTTTATAAACGAAGCATTTCCTGATTCTACTGAAACAGGTCTGCCAAAATATTATGCCATATTTGATGATGACTTCTTCATTGTAGGTCCAACGCCTAATAGTAATTACTCCTCTGAGTTGCATTACTCTTATCAACCAGAAAGCATTACCGTTTCTTCTGACGGTACAAGTTGGTTAGGGACTAATGCAGAGGATGCATTGCTGTATGGCTCTTTACTAGAGGCTTATACTTTTATGAAGGGTGAATCAGACATTATATCAAATTACGCAACAAGATTTGAGCAATCTGTACAAAGACTTAAAAATCTTGGTGAAGGTAGAAATAGAAAAGATCAGTATCGTGGCGGTGCATTAACAGTGGAAGAAACATAATGTTTGCAATGAAGATGGATATCTCAGATGACTACAAAGTTGATGTGGCTACAACTCATAATCGTGGTTGGACTACTCAAGAAGTTTCTGAGAGATGTGTAGCAAAAATTATGTCAGTATCTGAAAATGCTCCCCCGGTTATAAAAGATCAAGCATTGGCTTTTCAAAATGATCTTAGGCGTGTGGTTGAGTATTACATGAGAGAAGCGATTAAAAGTGATAGAACCACTGTAATGAATGCTTTGACACAGGCAGGACATCCCAAGCTAGCTGAAATGATTAGGAGAATTTAGAATGTCTATAACTCAGGCAATGTGTACATCTTTTAAAGTTGAACTGTTAAAAGGTGTACATAATTTTACAAATAGTACAGGTAATAGTTTTAAACTTGCTTTGTATCTTTCTACGGCAAGTTTAGATGCAACCACAACAGCTTTTACATCGAGCGGTGAATCATCAGGCACAGGTTACTCTAGCGGTGGATCTGCGTTGACTAACGTAACGCCTACAGCGAGTAGCACAACAGCTATAACTGATTTTGCTGATCTTACGTTTTCCTCTAGTAGTGTCACAGCAAGAGGTGCAATGATCTATAACGATACAGCAACGGGAGATCCTGCTGTGTGTATCCTAGATTTCGGTGGTGATAAAACGTCCTCATCTGGCGATTTTACAATCACATTTCCAGCAGCAACTGCAACAGCAGCGATTATTAGGATAGCTTAGATAGTATTATGTCGTCAGTAACAGGATGGGGCAGACAGGCTTGGGGTGATGGACCTTGGGGTCAACCTGTGCCTATTTCTGTTACGGGTGTAAGCGGAACTACTGGGTTAGGATCTGTTAGCGTTAGTGCAGATGCTAACGTAACATTGACAGGTCAATCAGCTACGTCATCAGTTGGTGATGTTACAATTTCAGCTAAAGCTAATGTTGCAACTACTGGTGTTTCAGCAACATCTAGTTTGGGTTCAGTTACGGTTGTTGGAAATGCAAATGTATCTCCAACAGGCGTTTCAGCAACTAGTGCGGTCGGAACAGTAACGGCGGTAATACCTATTGATGTCTCAGTAACAGGTGTAAATGCAACATCGAGCTTGGGTTCTGTTACAGCAACAGGGACGGCTAACGTCACAGTTACAGGGAATGTAGGCACATCCTCATTAGGATCTGTAACAGTTACAACTGTCACATTTGTTGATGTAACTGGATTGGAGGCAACATCAGGTCTAGGAAGTGTAGAAGTATCTTTACCAACCACAGTAGATGTGACAGGGGTTTCTGCTGAATCTTCTTTAGGAACTGTTAATCTTTGGCCTGATATTATACCGGGTGAGATTACGTCTTGGACATTAGTTGTTGAAGGATCTACAACTACTTGGTCGAATGTTGTGACTAGTCAGACTGCTGATTGGAAAAACGCTGCTTAATTAAGGATATATTAATATGGTTAGTACATATGTAAATGATCTTAGACTTAATGAATTAGCAACTGGGGATGGCTCTGGAACTTGGGGCGACACTACAAATACTAATCTTGAACTCATTGGAGAGGCTTTGTCGTTTGGAACTGAAGCCATCACCACTAATGCAGACACTCATACATCGACAGTGGCAGATGGAGCAACAGATCCTGCTAGGTCTATGTATATTAAATACACGGGAACCTTAGACTCAGCTTGTACTATAACGATAGCTCCCAATACATTATCGAGACTTCATTTTATTGAGAATGGAACCAGCGGATCTCAAAATATAATTATTAAACAAGGATCTGGAGCAACAGTAACTATAGGTCCGGGTGATGTTAAATCTGTTTATCTTGATGGAGCAGGTTCTGGTGCAGCAGTTGTAGATGCTTTTGCTTCATTATCGGTTGTAGATCTTAAAGTTGGAGATGATTTAACCCTTAACAGTGATAGCGCAGTCTTAGGTTTTGGCGCAGATACAGATACAACTCTTACACATACAGATGGCACAGGGCTAACCCTTAACTCAACTAATAAATTAACTTTTGGTGATGCTGCTAGTTTTATACAGCAAAGCAGTGATGGCGTTCTTCGCATAGATGGAGAGGCCACTATTGATCTTAATGCGTCTACCGCTGTTACAGTTAGCAATGACCTTAATTTAGACTCTGATGACGCAGTTATAGGTTTTGGTGCAGATACAGATATAAAAATTATCCACCATCCTGACAATGGTTTGTTTTTAAAATCAACGGCAACAGGTGATGATACTCCATTTATCTTAACGCTTCAGACAGGCGATACAGATATAGCTGCTAGTGACCAACTAGGAATAATTAACTTTCAGGCTCCTGATGAAGCGGCAGGAACAGACGCTGTGCTTGCAGCCGCTGGTATAGAAGCTGTATCAGAAGGTGACTTTTCAGCTACTTCAAACGCTACTTCATTAGTTTTTAAAACAGCACAATCAGAAGCAGCGGCAGAAAAGGCTAGGATCACGAGCGCGGGGCTGGTTGGATTAGGTAATAATAATCCAGCATCTCGACTTGGAATTGGTAGTAGCACTGTTAACTCTGCCAACACAATAACATTTGGCAAGCGAGTTACGTCAGCCCAATCTAATTTACCTCTGATTGGGCATGATAGCACTGATGGCACTGCTTCGGATTTAGGAATTTGCGCCACTAGCTCTGCGGGAAAAGTAAATTTTTATGTAGGAAACGATGCGGCAGGATTTGGGACTGGCTCAAACGATCTGATTGCGAGTGTTTCGTCTACTGGTATTGCAATGGCTTCGGGGAAGGGGATTGATTTTTCAGC